GTGCTTATTCCGATGCATTTCATAAAAAAGGATATAACGTATCTAGTTACGAATATTTTAAAGCACATCGTGATTATATATCTGAAAACTTGCCACATTTAAAGGTTATAACTAAACCGATTACAACTGACTTATTAGTATTTATTGAAGTTGCCGAACACATGAGCGATGAGGAAATATCAAAGGCTTTAAATGCAGTTAATCCAAATTATATTCTGTTTTCTTCAACACATGAAACAACAGATTTTGATGCTGATTGGGGACACATAAACATAAAGCAAGAAAAGGAGTGGATTGCAATGTTTAAAACATTAGGTTATAAGTTAATTGAAAAGCCAAAAACACCTACACAATGGGCGCTTACGTTCCAAAAAATTTAATTTACTTCATTTATTACGGCGGAAAGATTACGCATTACCACAGGCTTAATTTAGCGTATTTAAACAAGTACTGGCATTTGTTTGATGGGCAAAAGGTCGTAAAGGTTGCGATTGATTTGGGATACAACGCTAAGCCAATAATGGAGCTATTGCCAAAAGATTGCAAAGTGGAATTTGTCGAAAATAATAGGACATTTGGCGAAGCAGTACACTTCACCGATTCAATTAATCGAGTTAATGGCGGAATTACCTTTTATGGCCATTGTAAAGGCGTTTCTAGGCCTGTAATGCGTGGATTAGATAAATGGATTGCCCATTTATATGAAGGCAATTTAAACTCAATTCCTGACCTCTCAGATAAGCTATTCTCCAGCGTTTGCGGTAAGCTTTTGCCTTGCCCTCCATACGTTCCGCAAGACTTTCATTACTCAGGCTCTTTCTATTGGTTTAACACCGACAAAGTAAAAGCAAGGCTCAAAGAAATGCCAATGGATAGGTATTTAAGCGAACGATTCCCAGCGGTAATTGCAAAAGAAAGCGAGTGCATATTTAATTACCCAAGCTTTAATAAGAATTTAAATTATTACGACGAACGAACGTGGGCGAGACTTTAAAGATATTTTATTCAAACCCGTTTAGCTTAGATAAAAATATAGGTAAAGCTTACAACCAATATTTGTCGAGCCTAAACGCAAATGATGAGGATTGGATTGTAATGCAAGACGGCGACATTCTTTATTTAACGCCCGATTGGGGCAAAAGAATACACGATGCTTTGGTTTTAGATGGAGACAAATTTGGTTTGGTTGGATGCTACACTAATAGGTTAAGAAGCAAGCACCAATTGCACAATAAAGAGTTTAGTTACGACTTGAACGTAAAAAATCATTATGAGATAGCCAAAACGTACGAGGGGGGTGGGGTGCAAGAAATCAAAGAGTACATCGCTGGATTTTTTATGTGTTTCCAATACAAGACTTGGAACAAAATTAAATTTGACGAAAATACATTGGCTTTTGATTCTTTGTTTTCGATGAGAGTAAAAGAGCTTGGCTTAAAGATTGGTTTAATCCGTTCGCTTTACGTTTTCCATAGTTATCGACTTTGGGCGGACGTTGACCCGTGGAATGAGAAAAAACATTTACAAAAATAATTGGTACATTTATGATTAAATTATTGATTGATCTTGCACCATTTGAGAAAGGCGAAGTATTAAGCGTAGGCAAGACTTACGACACTTACTTGGTTGAGAAAGGGATGGCGGTTTGGGTCAAAGTTGACAAACAAGACTATAAGAAAAAATGAGCGTAGTTAGACCTTTAGACATTGCGTACAATTATCAGGTTGCAACGGAGCCAATTACTTTGGCAGAAGCAAAAGCTTGGTTGCAAATTGATTATAATGATTGGGATAGTTTATTAACTAACCAGTTAATTCCAGCGGCTAGGATTGAATCTGAAAAGGCTAGCGGAATGCTTTATGTTCAACGCAATGTGACTATCTCAAACAACAAGAGAGACGAAAGGATTTATCCAATCGGTCCTTGGGTTGCAGATGTTACTACTGATGAAACCGAAATTGAAAATTACGTTTATTCAGCTGGTTTCAATAACTCAAATCCATTGCCTCAAGACCTAAAGGTTGCAATGCTTAGAAGAATTGCAACGGATTTCGCGTATCGTCAAAACCTTATCACTGTTCAAGAACAATACGCGCAGAAAAATAGCATTACAACTGAGTTGAAATATAGAGCTGACTTATTTGTATGATAAACTTTGGAAAATACGACCAAAAGGTTGAGTTTGTTTCTTTTCAAGCAATTAGCGATGGTGCTGGAGGTACAATTGTAAGTCCAGCAACTTCTTTGTCTACATTTGCGGCGGTTACGCAAAGACGAGCAAATAGCGATATAGAATCTGGAGAATTAGTTTTACCAAGTACATTGGAATTTCGAATTCAATATCGAGTTTCTTTTGTGCCAAGCGAAAATTATCAAATTCTTTACAGAAGCAAGTATTATAAGGTTACTGGCGTACAATTAAATGACCAGAGACAACACAAGGAATATATTATAACAGCTATTGGTGTATGAGCGTAACAATTAAAGGATTTGATAAAACCCTAGCTGATTTAGATAAAAAAGGCGAGGCAATTGTTAATGCAGTTAAAAATACTTTAGCTAGTACGGCTACTGATATTGAATTTCAGGCTAGCATTAATGCACCAACATCGTATCAAATTGGAGATGCGACAATTAATTTAAGTTTTATTCAGCAAAAAATTAACAAAAAAGTTTTTGACAACGGATTATATTGGAATATTGGGTTAGATGTTCCAAGTAATGGAGAACAATGGGAAGCTTGGATGGAGTTTGGAACTGGTTTAAGTGCGCGAGATATTTTATCTAATCCACAATATTCTCAAGAGGTTCGCGATATTGCAAGGCGTTTTTACCGAAATGGTAAAGGTCGTATTATTGGCAAACCTTATCTTATGCCAGCATTTTATAGAAATACTGCTAATTTAGTAGATGATATGGTAAAGGAAATAAATGATGCTATAAAATGAGGGAAATAGCTACCGACATACGTATTGCAATAATAAATGCAATTTCTCCTTTAACGCTTAGTGGAGTTACTTTGCCAGTATACGATACTGAATTACCGCCAAGCATTAACCCAGCCAACTACCAAGGCTCTGCCGCTTACGTGCTAATTACCGATCAAAACGAGGAGGAAACGACAAATAATGATTGTTCTATTAGACAAAATGTAAGTTTTCAAATTAGTATAGTTACAAAGTTTGCTCAAGGTAACGGAGGTAAAAAGCTTTCTGAAAATATTTCTAATGCGATTCAGCAGAAAATGAATTTAAACGATTTAGTTTTTCCAGCTGATTTGCAAGCAATAAACATTCGAAAAAACTTTAGCCGCGTTCAAATTGAGCAAGGGGCAAGTCAAATAGCTTACCAAAAAATCTTGTCTTATACCTTGGATATTTTTCAAGTGTCTTGATAAATAAAAATTTATGTATATTTGTTAAAACGAATAAGCAATGGCAACATATCAATTAGGAAATTTCTTTACTTTCGAATGGAACAATCTTCCAGTCGTTTGTAAAACTTCCGCTTCTGTGTCCATTTCAAACGAGTCAGTTGTTGTAAGAAACGATTGCACGGGTGACTATGGCGTAAGACTTGAAGGCGGAGACAAATCAGGCTCATTTTCTTTTAGCGGAGACCTAGATTTTGCATCTACTGGAGCATCTAACCTTTCAGCATTTGACTTGATGGAGGACATCGGTAAAGTGTTTGAATTGGTATTTGGAGGAACAGAATCAGGTGATAAAATCATTACAGTTGACGCTCAGCTAAACTCTGTTGAAATTACCGCCGAAAGAAACTCCCAAGTTTCATTCTCAGGAACTTTCGACTTTGCTGGCGCTCCAGTAATTAGCGTAATACCAACCTAACAAACATATATGGCTAAATACCATTCAGCTCCTTTTAAAGAAGGGGAGATTTTCTTTTACCCAAATTTGGGCGCTTTGGCTAATTTCGAAGACTTTACTGGACAAGGAATTGCAGAAGCATTCAGTGGAAAATCAATACCAAAACTAGATTTAATCTATGTTTTGTTGCTAGAATGCCATAAAGTGGCTTGCATTCGTAAATCTCTCCAACCAATAGAAATGGCGGAGTTAAAAACTTGGATTGAGGGCAAAGATGTTATGAAGCTATTTAATGAGGTTTTAGCTGATTTATTATTGGAGCTTGGCATTGGCAATCCAACCGAGGAAAAAAAAAGGTAAATGAGGAAGGGCAGACAACTGCTCGTGAATATTTAATGCTGCTCGTAGGGCGTACCAAGGTGCCTTATGAGCAGCTTTTTTCTTTAAATATAAAAGAGATTAACGCATTGATTAGAGGTCACGAGATCGATTATAAGGACCTTATTGAGAGTCTTAGAGTTCATGCGTTAATTGGATTGGGACCTCATTTAAAAAAGGGAGCGAATTTAATTCCTTCTCAAATGTGGCCTTTGCCTTGGGATAATGTAGTGAAGCCTTTGGAGTCAACTCCTCAAGACTTTGCTAAAGCAAAGAAATTGTTGGAAATTGCAAGTAAACTAGAAAGAAATGTCAAATCCAAGAATAGAAGTTGATGTTGTTGCAAATGTTGCTGGCGTAGCAAGTGGAGTTAGTGCGGCAACAAGCCAGCTAGATAAATTAGGAAAAGCTGCGCAATCAGCTGCTCCACCGATAGAGAATCTAGCAAAAGCAACTAGTAGATATAATGGTATAGGAATTGATTTTGCTAGGGTAATTCAGGATACGCCTTTTGGAATTATTGGTGTTGGTAACAACATTCAACAATTATCTCAATCATTTTCAGCTTTAGGTAATGTTGGGGATTCAACAAGCACAAAATTAAAATTAGCTTTTAATGCAATTTTTAGTTCTGGAAATCTTTTAGTACTAGGCGTATCAGTTATAACTGCTGCGTTGACTTACTACTCTAAAAATGCAGAAAAAGCTGAAAGTGCCTCAAAATCTTTAAATGACCAATTAGAGAAATATAGAGAAAATTTAGAAGGAATTGCAAAGGCAAATTTAGAGGGAATTAAAAATGCCCAAACTGAAATTTCTAATTTTAAATTATTACAAGCTCAAGCAGAAAATACTAATATTTCATTTGAGAAAAGAATTGAAGCGGTTGAAAAATTAAAAAAACAATATCCTGATTATTTAAAGAATTTAACTAATGAACAAATTCTTACAGGAAATGTTGGCACTGCTTACGATAATTTAACTGCTAGTATTATAGCTACAGCTAAAGCTAAAGCATTTCAATCCCAAATTGGAGCAAATGCATTGAATCAAGCGACTTTAGCTGCTCAAATTGAAGAAAATATAGTAAAAATTCAGGAATTACAAATTCAAAAAGCTGATATTTTAGCACAATCAGAAAAATTTAGCGCAAGGGATAAACAAGATTTTTTAACTAGAGCAAATGCAATTCAAGGAAACATAAATGATTTAGAAAAGCAAAATATTGAAAACAAAAAAGAGAGTAACAAATTAGACGAACAAAATAACAAATTAGCTGAAGAAATTAATAAAAAAGTTAGCCAAGGTGCTGATTTTGTAAATGATACTGGTAAAGGAATTGATGCAAATAAAAAGGCTCTAGAAAGATATTCTGCTGCTTGGGATGAACTTAATTTGCAGCAACAAATTGCAAGAGAATTTCAGGAAAGCTTAACTTTTAGTGTAAAAGATTATGAAAAATCAATAATAGGAGCTTTATCATCGTATAATCAAATAAAGAGTAAAGA